CATGCGTTTCATATGATTATGCAGAAACATCGACCTTTTACCCTCATTAGGCACATGAAAATGCCGAAAACAATACACTTTGTTCATTTGGTTGAGTAAATCGTTACAAGCTATTTGAATATGTGATTCTTTAATCATAGGGGGCAAACCTAAATTTACCCCCTAAATATAGTATAAAATTGGAGTTCATACTATGATTACGGAGGATTACTCTCAAGTAATAGTACCAAAAACTAAGAAAAACACAATAAATTAAAAAAAAAGTTACTTTGTGCTTTACATTTAAATAAAACCTAGATTATACTCTAGGTTACTGGCACTAATGCCGATAATAATAATAAGGGGTTCAATATGAAAAAGAATGGTTACCAAAATTTGGAAAGAACTATGAAAGGTGCTTTTCAACATAAGGAAACTGGAGTTTCTGCAATTATCAAAAAATTTGGTGGTGTTGCTAAGATACAAGTTTGTCATGCAGATGGCACACATTACGATACTGTTTATTGCGACAATCGTGGCTTCAATGTTCATGGCATTATGATTGGTGTTATCAAGGCTTGTAACGATGGTAAGCCTAGATATGAAAGCAACTGGGCAAGTGATGTTAACAACAGAGTTTGGAGATAATTATGAAAGATAAAATTACAAAATTAGAAGCTGAAAAACTTTGCAAAGAGCAAGGTTTCACTTTTGATATTCTCAAGCAAATGTTTGAGATAATGCCAAATTCTAAAACTTATACTTTTACAGTAGAGAAAGAAAGACAATACGCTATTAAAGTATTGAATGTCATTTCTAATCTGAAGCAGAAAGAAAGAGATAGAGTTTTGGCACGAGCAATCAAGTTAAACAAAGTATAGGGGGATTAAATGGAAAAACTTGTTTACTACAAATGGGATATGACAATATTTGAATTTTTTTCAATGAGTAAGGACATATTGAAAGTATTCGATTTACCAGATGACAAAGGTCATAATTCAGCACTAAAAGAACAGTTAAAACATTTCTATAAAATTGAAAAGGAAGCAGAGCATTATCATAACGATATATATGATGTAAGGGTATATAGACACCTTTGGCAGATGCCTTATGCCGACAATAAAACTATCACAGACATCATTGGAGATGATATTGTATGGTTATCTATAAAAAGAAAAGACAAAGAGCCTTGTAAAGATTGGCGTGATTTTATGGAGATAAAAAATCAATTAGTAGGTGAAGAACATGAAGCAGTAGAACTTTACCCTGCTAAACAAAGGGTTGTCGATACTGCCAATCAGTTTCATCTTTGGTGTTTTAAGAATCCAAAAAGATTTTTCCCATTTGGTTTCATAAATGGTATTCAAATAGATAAAGAAGCAAAAACTAGATTTGGTAATTCAAAACAAAGAAAGTTCGAGGTTTAAAATGTATTACAAAAAATTTAGCGATAGAGAAATGCAAATTATAAGGCAAGCAATACAAGAGTTAGGACAAAATTTTGTTTCTATGATTGAAGATGGAGATGATACATGGAAAAAAGATTTAAAACTTGTAGAGAAAATAGAGAAAAAGCTAGTGCATTGTTACTATTTATCAAGAAAATAATAAATAGTTTGACAATAAAAACCTAGCCTTTAAACTAGGATATAAATTAATAATACTAATAATAATTGGAGTTCAAAATGTTAACACTAAGACAAAATATAAATAAAGCTATTGAGTTAGGCTCAAAGAATTATTTTACTTCTAAGGCTCAACAAAAAAGAGCATTAGACTATCTAAATAACGCATATAATTGCATAAAAAATGCGTGGGTTATTACTGGTTCAACACCAGACGAAAGATACGCTAAAATCGTAGATATACCAAATGACTTGCATTTAGTAAGAGAAAAACACAGACCATTGTTTGAAAATGTTTCTATGGATAGTGAGTTAATTTTTCATTTACAAGAATGTAGAAATCATTTCAAAAATTATGAGATTTTACCACCTCAGAAAAATGATGATTTAAGAATACTTATGGATATTATTAATATGACTGTAAAACATGATAAAGAATATCCACAAGAATCAAAAAGAAACCTAGAACATTATATTGGCAAAGAATTGTTCAAAAGAGTTAGCTATACATGGCACTTTGTAACAAATTCTCATGGCACGAAGTTTACTAGAGTTTTTTGGTTTTTCGATGGTAAACTTACAAAGTTATCAATTATACTAGCAATGAGGGGGTAGTTATGAAAAAGCTAGTATTTAAAGATTTAAAAAGATTTGACCTTATCGAAGATGGTAAGGTCAAGCATTACTTTAGAGTTGTTTTTAAGGACAATCTAAGGGCATTATTAGACAATAAGTTTAATACTATTCAAATATACAATTATAATAATAATGGAGTTCAAGCTAATGAGTATAAAATATAAACAATATTTAGAAGATAGTTTCTTTGATAAGGTGGTTGCGATTGTAAAAGATAGCGATGCTTTAGAAGAAGCTATTAAAAGAGTTCAAGAGTTATATAAAAAGGGTTACGAATTTATTTGTGATTACGATGATTTAGAGCCTTTTGTTGAACAGACTTGGAATATGATTGGCGATAAATATGCTCAATAAATATTTTAAATTACACATTGACCAAGCTAACAGTTACCGAAAAAGAAATATGGGAATTGTTATCTTTAAAAGAATCATAATAGCTATGGTGTTAATCCTAGTATTAGGGTTCTTAGTAAGTTGTTCTAGTACCCCTATTGTTGATAGTAGGGGTAAATCGTCAGCGAATATTAAAGGCGATATGAACCGATACCACGATGACTTGCATACCTGCAAAAGTATTGTCGAAGATAATACAAGTTATTTAGTGGATAAAGGGAAAGCATTTTATAATCTAATGCGTTTCAAAGTGCTATGGCTTAGTCCAAAAGCACAAACCAGAACCGATATGCTCTATAATTGTTTAGAGGGTAGAGGTTATAATGTCATAAACAAATAGGAGGTTTACATGACTAATCAAAAAACTGGGCAGGTTAAGGCTTGCTACGATAATTCAGAAGATGGAATACCAAACTTCTGCATAGACCTAATAGATGGTACTAGGCTTTATACTAGAGGGGAAATGATGAACCCCATGCCAGAAAAAGGTAACACTATAAGCTATAATATTATCAATACCAAAGAATCAAAAACTGGTAACTTATATTCCAATGTTTCTAGTGTTAAGGTAGTCGATGGTAATGCTCCAGAAGCCAATACAAGCGTTTCTAGTGGGGGTAGTGGCAAAAGTAGTACCCAAAGACTAGACATTTTTGTTACTGGGGTTGTCGGCAGGGCAATGGGAAGTGGACATTATTCTGTTGCTGATATTCCAGAACTAACTAAAAAAGCAGTACAATCGTTTAATGAAAACCTTAAAGAACTATAAAAAGCTATTTGCTGACTATTGGGGATATTGTGAAAGCGATGTTCCCATATGTTGGCTATGTGTAAAGCAAGTGGCAGTAGATATACACCATATCGAGAATAAGGGCATGGGTGGTGTTGCAGGAAACAGATTAAATAGAATAGATAACCTTTTTCCATTGTGTAGAAGCTGTCATAATAAAGTTCACAAAAACAAAGGTATTAACGAAAAACTAAAGTTAATTTTAAAAGACAAAATATATAAAAAAGAATTGGAGTTCTAAATGACATTATATACTAAAAGAGAAGTTT